GCTTGAGTCGTCTTTGATCAAGTAACCAATTATTTGGATATTGAGCATCTGTTGGTTTAACAGGAACAATTCTTCCTGCACCAGATTGATTGTTTAAAGATTCTATATCTTTTGGGTCTTTAATCGGATTTATGGCCTTAAACTCATTGGCAGGGTCAGTGTTTGGTTTATTAAACCACTTTCCGGTATATGCTTTAAAATATTCCTGACCATTGTTGGCTTTTATTAATAACACAGAACCTTCTTGTGGATTTGGGATTTGCGCTGGCGTTGTAACGTCAGTAGGATCATCAACATTTAACTCATCATCACGCTGATGAATTTTTTTAATTTTATCAACTTCTATGTCTCGTAATGTGTTGCGATAATTTTGTAAATATTTTTCTTTATCTTGACCTCCGGTAGACCAATTGGCCTGTTTACCCTGTTGACCTAATTTACTAAACCAGTCGTAAGCACTTTCTACAATTACGTCTTTAATTTTCACTTTTCATTCTCCGTACGCCACGCTTGAATTTTTCTGGCTCCTGGGTGCGGATTGAATTGAGTAATCTACGTTCCAGCTCACCTGCGGATTCGGCATCGTAATTTTCACGTATATAGTTGATTAGATTAATTGCACCCTGAATAACGTGGGTGGCACGGCTTTCCACAAGATTCTCACGATCTTTGTGTACTAGCAACGTGTCTAGTTCGTCTAATATGCTACGGGCCTTCTTTTGCAAGGTATGCTCCAGTTATGTTGTATTTATTACAGGTTTCGTAAACGGGTTACTAACATTTTGTAGTATGCATTGTGGCCACTGGGTCCATCGTGCCCGTCCCAACTATATAAATTATAATCAACAGGTTTAATTTTAGTAACATCTTGATGAAAATTAACTTTACCATTGTTAAACCAATTTAATATCCTGGGTTCTTGCTTAAAATACTCAACGTATGCATCTCTCATAGGTAAACACTCGCTACTAAAATTTTTACCATTATTAACAATTAGGAATTGTTTGTTATAGGACTTTAAGAATTCTATCAGTCCAATTAAGTGGGCATATAATGAACATTCAATTGTTTCAAAATCTAAGTCTGCAACGGCGGCAGGAGTTAATATATCTTTTAATGTAGAGCTACCCGGAGTATGTAAATCAATTCTAAAAATAGTTGTAATGTTTACGATGTATAGTGTAGGCAAATCTATATTTTCTAAAACGTGTTTTATTACTAACTTAATCATAGCATCATTACTTCTACCCGGTTGGCTATCATTTACAATAGTAGTATATCCGTAGTCTTTTGCAATACGAAGCCAGTACTGGTCATAAGGCTCGGTGTTCCATTTGCCGTCAGGATAGGTGTGACTATCACCTACATTGTATAACATCATTGTGAATTTGCTTTAAGTCCTGCAAGCATTGATTTTAGTCTACTACTTTCGACACTACTACCCGGGGGCGGACTAGTATTATCATCTAGGTTCCATCCTTCTTTAGGAGCAGGCAATCCTGTACTAGGATTTAATGTTGTTGTAGTCTTAATCTGATTCAATATATTATTTGCAGGTTTATATCCGCCATGTGAACTTTCTTGGCCTTCTTCGCCCGGATCAGTAATACGCATAGTTTCAATATTGTATTCTAAGTCAATCTTTTGTCCCACACCTGTTGAGCTACGTGACTTCATACACTGGATTTGATAGCGTCCACGTTCTTTCATGGCACGGCTTGTAAAGATACCAAACACATTATCCGCTGTGTTAATCTTAGAGATACCACCAGCAATATGACTATGATCAAATTCAATTTCTTCAACTGCTGAACGATTTAACTGCGATGCTGTTACAAACAATACACCTAGCTCTTGCGATAAGTTGCGTAGCTCTTCTGCTACATATTTGTCTTTGATAAACTGATCATTTGGATTAACTTTGACCGACACTGGCATTACCAAGTCCAAGTAATCGCACATGACAAAGTCTACTTTGTTGTTAGTTTGTATTTGATATTCTTTGATAAAGCTACGAATGTCGTTTACGTTACTCTGTGCTGGCAATGCTTTAATGCGATACTTGCCCGACTTCTTGCCTACCATCTTAACTTTAAGTTCTGTAGTATCAATATCCTTGCGAATGTCTTTTGTACCCATGCTAGTTAACATAGCATCTGTTCTTAGTGCTACAAGTTCTTCACTGAGTTCTAAGCTAATGTACACACCACTTAAGCCTGCTTGTAACCACGACAATGCTATGTTCATCATAACTAAAGATTTACCCGAACCTGAACCTCCAGCAAAGATATTAAGCTCTCCACGGCTAAACCCGCCGTATAAGATCTTATCCATAGTGGGCCAGCCTGTTGACACTTGTCCGCCCGAGTTAAAGTATTTGTCAATACGAGCGTGTGGGTCTGCAAAATAATCAGTACCCAAGTCTTTAGTTAAACCAATTTGTACTGCATCTTTGATTAGCTTTTCTACCGGATCGTAATCGCCTTCTTCTAATAGGTCTGCGGCTTTAAGGATAGCACGGCTAAGTTCTTCTTTACGACTAAATCCCTCAAACTCTTTCATAAACCATTCTTGGTGACCATCGCCTGCTTCGGGAATCGGTCTTAGTTCTACCCCAGTTAATGCTTTAATCTGTTCATATGTAGGAAGTGTTTTATACTCAGCAGAGTGGTTTTGTATAAATTTTGCTGTTTCACGCAGACTGCGATCAAAGTTTTCTGGGTTATAGATATTAGCAACACGTACAAAACTTTGTGCATCTTGCATCATTAATTCTAAAAATAGCTTTTGTACTTCTGGTGTATAGTCAGTCATAGTTAATTATATATCCGTCGCTTGTGTAATTCAATTTTTAATTTATTCGATTGTTTAGCAGATAGAATAGACTTTATCACGAAGAGTTTGCCATATGCTTCTACTGCACTTGCTACGTCCTTATGTGTTGCTTGCCATATAGGGAAGCTAACACTCCATCCATATTCTAATGCTCGATCTACTAGACGGGCACCTGCCTTATCAGCATCGGGTACAACAATAACTTCACGTCCCAGACTGTCAATTATGTCTGCTTGTATTTCGTGACACTCATTGCCTAATATAGCAACACCATCTACAGCCATAGCATCAAATGGGCCTTCGACTACAATAACAAACTTAGCATCCTTTAACTGCCGATCTACATTGAATACATAGTTAGGTTCATGACTATTGTGATACTTAGGTTTAACATCTTCTCTAAATGCTCTTGCTGTATAGCCAATAATTTCGTTGCGCCAAGTAAAGGGAATGATTACTCGACGATTTAAATTATACTGTGTTTCCGGAGTCCAATAAAACTCATACCGACTTAAATCAAGTTTGCGACTAGCGGTGTACAATACAGAATTGTGAAAATCGTTGGGTACATCAACGTCGTCGTTTAATGTATAGAAACTATTTAATGCGTGAAAACTCTGTGCTTCCGCAGGTAAAGGTCTTGCTTTAAACTTAATTTCTTCTTGCTCAACCGCTTCTACAATTTCGTCAGGTGCTACCAGTTCACGTATGCGGATAGCATCAATGACTAATCGTTTGACTGTGCCTTCGTCTGCACCTAACCATGACAGTAGTTTACGGAACTTGTATGTTAAATGACGGCCTGGAACATAGCTGGCCTTAAATTGGCAATTGAAGCAATGGTACGAGACACCACCATCTGCGTTCATAACTAATCCACCACGCCCACGTGTGTCTGCCGATTCACCGTTGTGCGGACAGCAAACACCATTGAAACTCGTCCAACCCGAAGTAGAATTGGTTTTACGTTTATGCGGTAATATTTGAGTTACGGCGTCGCGAATAGAGTTCAGCATCGTTAGTAAGTATATACTAAAACGATGCTGAAATCAAATAGTTTTTACTTCATTTAGGCTGTAGTGATTGTGGCACGCCAGTCCCAAGCACCTTGATGGTCTTGATGTGATAATACTGCGGCTTGTCCATTTGCAGCTTTTTGAGCAAGTTGCTCTGTGTCTGCTGTAACTTGTGTGCCAGCAATAGTTACGTTTGCTTTTTTACTCGAAATTGATACGTTATATGTTGCCATTTTATTATGTCCTTTTATTAATCAAAACTGTTATGAGGCAAGTTCCAGTGCCCATCTGTGAATATTAATGTAACTATTGTAGTGCCAGTTGATCCGGCATGGTCAAAAAATGGTAGCCAATAGTTTCCAGAACCCTCTGAGAAAGTGTTGCCCGAACGATATCTACAATTATCAATATTAATACCAGTGTATTCATTGCTAACACTAACATTACCCTGTGGAACTAAATGCATTATTTGACCTTCGGTACCATCAGCTAAATGATAAACTCCATTACTAGTACTGCTGCCGCCAGTTGGTGTTAGTTTATTAATTGTCTTAGTTAGATCAATTTCGATAGTATTACCAGCACTTGTAGTTTGTGTTACTGTAGCATTTACAATAGCCCCAGGAAACTCAGTCGATCCGTTGTTATTAAACGCCCATTCAATTTGATACTCGCCAGCCGGACTTCCGTCGCCTTGTGTGTTTGCTGTTTTGCTATTGTTCCAACTTGCTAAACGAATTGCTGCACCATATGGATCAACGTGTACGTGGCTATATCGACTGTAATCCCACTCGTGCCAACTTAATGTAGCACGGCCATAATCATCATTGTTGTCCCAGGCAGTAATAGCCTGCATTTGTACTGAATAAGCATCGTATTGACCAGAACTTTCACCACTTACATCTCCACCTTCGTATAATTTAATCCAGTCATTGCTCATTTCGGCCTGGCCGTCCCAGGTATCAAATATTAATCCGTTAGGGAATCTAGTGTATGCCTCGCCATCATAAGTTAAAAATTCCCAATAATTTTCGTACCCTCCTGGGCCCCATGCGGCAGTACGAATGCTAACACCATATGGATCTGCGTGTACGTGACTATATAAACTATTGTTTAAATCGTGCCAACTTAGTGTAGCACGACCATATGTACTATTACCAGTCCAGTCTGTTTGGGTCTGGAATTGCATATAGTCGGCATCACTGTTGGTTGTATCATTGTTTAAATTAGGGCCACCTTCCCAAGTGGTAGCAATCATACCAGTTGGCAATCCGCCACCAATTGGACTTAGTGATGTCCAAGTACTAGTGCCATCGCCTACACGAATTTCGTTGTTAGTTGTATCATAGCCAGCTTCGCCTAGGGCTAAAATTGGATTAGCATTGCCCCAGTTAGTAGCTGTATCTCTACGTAATTTAATTCTTGTTGTCATTTTATTTTCCTTGTGCTAAGTTGTCTAGCATGTGTAAATGGCGGGCCATTTCGGCTACGTCCGTTGTAGTGTTCTCTGCTAGACGCAGGCCACTGATCCAATGCTCAGATATACCAGTATAGGTTCTTGGTACTCGAGCTTCCTTCTGGAACTTCATATCTTTAATTGGGTACAGATTGTTAAAGCCTGTACTTGTCAATACATCATTGGCGTACAAATTCATGTGATAGTCTGTAATAATGTTATAGTAACTTACCATGCCACCACGCACACGTTCTATGTTAGCTACAGTGGTTGTGCCACTTTGTTTGGCTACTGCGGTTCCTACTGCCATATGTACAATAAATTCAAATTGGTTAGTAACAGTAGAAAAAACTCTGTGCCCTTTGCCAACCTGTAGAGTTTTTAGTTCAGTACCATCTGCAAATCTAGCATGGTTATATTCTGGAGTTGTTTGTGGGCGCTTGATCCATAATGGTTTTGCGCTAGATTGTGTCCCGCGATCAAAGTCCCATACCAGCAATTCGTCGTTATATGTAATATTTTCAATTGCTTTCTTGTTACCATTAGCAAGTGTAATTTGTGTTCCTGCTACAAAACACGGAACATAGTCAATATGAGTTGTAATTATGGGACTATAATAATAAGTACTTCCGGTTTTTACATAAACACGAATTTCCACATTTTGATTTGAAAAACTCCAATATGGAAACGCTTGAGAGTATGTGCCATCAACGATGTTGGTCACTATGCTGTCCGAACAATCAAAATCATATCCACTACTATGAGTACGGAATGCCATGCGGTATCCATATGAGCCTTCTACGTCACAATATTCGCCAGTATCTGTATAATTACAATGCCCTGGATTAGAAACAATAATTCCTTGTTCATCGTAACTTTGACCAGTTACATTTACCAAAGTATATGTCACATAATGTTGCCCGTATTGTTGATTTACTAATGTGTTAATTATCAATTCTTGACTTAAATTACCTGATACATCGCCATCATCTAATAATCCGTCTCTGCTAGCATTATAAACAAAACTGGCATCGCCGTTGTCTACATAATATTCTGCTGTGCCTTTCTCTAGAGCATCAACCCCTGACCAACGATTGCCCATCCAGGTGTAGGTGACGCCGTTGACGCCTACATACTGCTGTCCTAGTGTGGGGCCTGGTGGAAAATATATCATTTTTATATCCTATTGTGTATTTATCTTGCCCAGTACCAAATAACTTTCGGACTACCCCAGCCTGTTTTGCTTTGCCAAGGTGCTGGATCCCATCCGCTTGTTGCTATAATAGTTCCCCACCAGCCGCGGATAACCTGTGCTTGTTGGATCGTTAATGCCATATTACAATAATCTTTCTACAGTGATAGACCCGTACTTGGCTTCATTGCCTGCGTCTAACACATTATATGACCCTAGGAATGTTACTCGGTATATTCTATTAGTGTCAAGACATTGTACCCGCAAAGTGGCCCAATCGCCTGGTCCCAGTGCGGCATTAAATATCGCCACAGGCACAGTATTATTTACAGGGGGCGTACTATTTCCGGTACTACCATAACCCGGAGTACCACTTATATTGTATTCATAACCCCATATAGAGGTGTATACAGGATTGCCGCCCGCTGCCGCATAGCTCACCATGCTTGGATATCCAGTTGTGCCATCAAAGTAAAACGCATAATCTATATTTGCAACTCCGCCGCCAGCAGGATAATAATTACCCCAGGGAGTGTTTGGAGCGAGGCCCTGTAGTGCAAATGCGGTAGACTGTACTGTGGCATCTGGGAATGTTAGGCCACCAGGCAATGCTAAGTTAGCACCAGAGAAGTTCCAGCTACCTAGCTGTCCTGTGCCGTCTCCGTAGGTTGAAATAGCCAATGTACCGTCTGGACTCAGGGTGATACAGCTAGAATACATTCCACTGGAATATAAACTTGTTAAACTGGTTGGATTACCTGGGCCGCCATCTAGGCCAGTCCAACCTTTGCCAGCAAAACCTAAGCGTCCATTACTTGGCAAATATAGTTCACCATCTGTACCAAATGTCCAGTTGTATTGACTATGGTTTGTACTGACTATGACATTGCCTAGTCCAGCTGGGGCAAAAATGTTACCACCATTGGCAAACTCAACGGCTTCGCCTGCGGCACTGACAAATATTTCTCTATCTTCTTGGTATGTATTGCCCTGTATGATCAAGTTACCTGTAACGTATACGTTACCTGGAGTAGTCAACGTACCATCTGTGCCAAAAGTCCATCCGGCCAGATCGCTATAGATGGTACGATCTGCGATGCTTAGGTTGCCTAGGTATGTATTTGGTGCCGGCACTACTGTAGGGCTTGCATCCACCCAGGTAGATTCGTTGTAGATGTACAAGCGACCATCTTCTGTGCTGTACCATACATCGCGATCAGTACTGCTAGGTGCTGTATTACCCACACTGACTACTGTACTTAGAATATTTCTGTTGTTACCGTAGTAGTTGATAGCAGGGTTATTGGCATTGGGTAATGTTATGTTACCATCTGTACCGAATCTCCAAATTTCAGAGGCACCCGCACCAATTTCTACGCCAAGACCGTTATCTAAGTTAGGCAGTTTAACATAATTACCATCATCACCAAAGAATAAATCTACGGTATTACCATAATCTGTTGGAGCAATATGAAAATGGCTTGCTAGTCCCGGAAGTTCAATATCAGCACCAAACCTAACACTACCACGATTAGTAATCATGGTGATACCATCTGGGCTGACTATTTTTCCACTTGATGGTAGTGTTAAATTACCATCTGTGCCAAAGGCCCAAGTCTTAAGGTGTCCACTATCTGTACCGCTGGTAATGTTAACCGGACCGTAAGAGTTGTTTAGTTGTAGAGGATCTGATGTGCCATTAGCAGGAACGATTACTGCGGCAGTAGCGGCAGTTGACAAGTTGGCATTCTCGATGATAATACCGTTTAGGTCATAAATTGCATCACCAGTAAATCCAATGTTGCCAGTGTTTGCAGCCGAGCCACCACCAATGCTGTTGCCGTTAATAGTTAAATTGCCGTTTTGGTCAACACGTAAGGCAACGCCAGCGATATAAATTGTATCACTGCCTACATATAAATTGCCCCATTGGTATGTTGGACTACCTAGATTGTATGCTAAGTTTGCCTGGGGGATTAAGTCTCTAAACTGTACTTCGCCGCCAATTATACTGTCGATGTACGATGTATTATTACCCACCAGTGTATCTAAGCTGGATAAGTGTGTATCTTGTATAGCGGCATTGGCTAACAATGTATTAATGTTAGCAACAAAGGTAGCATCAATGCCAGTAATAGTGCTAATACTATTTGTTAGTGTTTGAATCTGTGAGTATGTGGCAAGAGTTGCCATACCGCCGGCAGTTACACCATCTTGAATACGTATAGTTTGTAATCCCGTGTCTACTAATAGTTCACCTAGTGGACCGGTGTATGTGCTAGCCGCGGCTGTATTGCCACGCTTCATTAAAATTCGAGATATATTAATATTTGCCATATTAGATACTTCCACCATCCATAGTGTACGAAGTGGATCCAGGAACTGGCTCTGATTCAGAGTAATATGCTGGCAATACTTCTAAATCTAAAGGAACCCCATAATTATCATCAATGTATAATGGTTGTGTAGTATCTGACGAAATTAACGTAGTCTTAAAAGTTAGCTTATAGAAACGTTGTTCTAAACTGTCGATAGTTGTTTGATCTAGGATAAAGCTACCTAGTCCTTTGGTAATATCTGCAAAAGTTACAGCATAGCTATTAACAGTTAATTGATTTGTTGGATCCTGTATATCTGCTTGAACAGTATAGCCAGTAAGATTTACCGCTTTCTGGTCTTGGTTGCGGATAATAACTTGAATAGGGTTGTCTACACCTTGGTAAACTTTAATTGGGCGGCTGTACACTTGGCGATTCCTTGTTGTAAATATCGTAGGGTCAAAAACCTGAACCTCGGCTGTATTTGGGTAAAGATAGGTTTTTACTGTGATCATTTTATAATTTGCTTCATAAGTATAAATAACTAGTGAGAGTTAAAACTCTATCCTATTATATGTTATATTTATCGAACAAATACACAGAATGGTATTACCAAATAATTACTCGGGCACAAGCACGAGTATTATCAACAGATACATACTCAGAATCTCATCATATTATTCCAAAAAGTTTAGGCGGAAGTAATGACTCTGATAACTTGGTTACTCTTACTGCTCGTGAACATTTTATATGTCATTGGCTATTAACTAAAATGACAGGTAGTAAAGATAGATTCAGGATGCTCGGTGCTCTGAGAATGATGCGAGCAGAAAAACACGGACAACAGAGATATAATACTAAAATTACTGCCAGAGTGTATGCTAATCTTAAAGAAGAATATTTTAAATTATATAGCCAACAAACCAAAGGCAAAAAGGTTATGTCCGACGAAGCCAAGAAAAAAATCTCTCTTGCCAAAAAAGGCAAGCCAAGTGAGAAAAAAGGCATACCCACTGGGCGTAAAGTAAATTTTACAGACGAAGTTAAATCAAAAATTTCACAAAGTAAGTTAGGGAAAAAAAGAAAACCCTTTAGCGAAGAAACTAAAGCAAAAATGTCTGCTAGTGGAAAGGGAAGAAAGTTTTCAGATGAACATAAAAGAAAACTATCCGAAGCAAATAAAAAGTATAGAGAATCACAAAAGGATTTAGCCAGAAATGATATTTAATAAATATTGTTAATGGAAGATCACTACAAGCAACTACTAGCACAGTACCCATTCATAAGCTATATTACCTATGGCGGCAACGATTACATTGGTATTATTCAAAACTCGGATGAAGTGATTACAACGATTTACGACTTTGGCCTGCTCAAAGGGGATGAAATCAAGAAAGTTTTCCTAAGTTTAGGGGAAACGTGGTGGTGGGAAAGTAATAGACTTATGCCTATTAATGTGTTTCTTAAAACTGATTGGATTTTGTTTAAAACGTGTCTACGTACTATGAACTCAAAAGACGTAGAAATTAAGATGGGCCCTTATGTGAGCCTAAAAGAAATGGCTACTAAACGTAGTAAACGTAAATCAATTACACTAATCCGCAAGGTTAGTTAGTAAGTTCATATTAACCGCTACTAAATGTGCGTAAGCACAACTATGCGACTGCTTGAATCCATAACTACCATCAGATGGAGTTTCCCAAATAGTCTTAGCAACTTCTTTCCACGGTAATCCTATTAAATGTCTTTTAGCAGGACGTATAATTGCCAAAAACATCATTAATCTAGGAATACTGGTAACCGCTTCGGGCATTTGAATTAATGTTTTATAGTGATTGCCAATGTGTATTAACTTTCCGCAGAACTCGGGATCATACAAACTAGCCCAATCAGGTTCTTGTTCAATTAATTCTTGTAAATGTTGTTCACTCTTTATCTGCGTATATAATGATACGTTCAGGAAGTCCAACTTCATATAACCACGTTCTTCTGCCGCTTCGTAATCAATGCTGGCTTGGCCAGTAAATGGATCGGTAGGAATCGCTGTTGGGTATACTCCTGTGTTATGTTTGATTAACCGTCCGTTACGCAGTATACTAGCTGGTGTAGTTTTAAGAACCGCCAGAGCTTGATCTCTATCGGGAAAATCAATGTCAATGTCCGACCGAAACTTCATAGGTTTGCTTTCTGTAATATGTCCTTAACCCACTCTGTATCGGCCATGTAATCTTTAAATTTACGTTGCCAATGCTCAGGATCAATCCACTGTATAATCATCCCAACTTGTTCTTCATGTAAGTCATCCAAGAACGCAACTCCTGAATCACAGTTAAAAATAACCCAAGGGCTAATGCGACCGGTAGCGATATGATGACAAATACGATTAGTGTTACCATACCTAAAATAATCATTAAAGCCGTTTTTAAGTTCTGGATGATCGTCTGCATAGTCTTGCATTTCCTTTAACGCACGTTCTAGTGCATCTTGTACTGCTTCTCTGCGTAGGTATTCGTGTAGGTATGTGGCATAAAACTCATCCTTGCACCAATAGTCTAGTTTCTTATTATTCTTTAATAGCCATTCCATAAAAGCCGGTGGATTAATGCCACGAATACCAACCATGTGGCGCCCCCACTTAACAAAAGCATTGTAGTAAGGCGATTTAATAAAGTCTTCGTATGACTTTAATTTAGCTGATCCTTGCGTCATTTCATAAAAACGCAGATAAGCACGAAGTCCTAACTGTACACCTGTTTCTTTTTCTTGTTGCCAGCGACGCTTAGGTTCGCAAAGATGCACCATAAGGCTTGACTCCTTACGGAATTCCTTTTCACAATAACGACATTTATAAGTCGGACTTAATTCGTTTGTCATCCCACCCAAGTTCTCTTGCCATGCGTTTAAGATCGTCTGTACCATTTATATCCGCTAATAGTTTAATGTCATCTTCTTTAAGATGTGGGTATAGTTTTCTTAAAAAATTTATAGTTTTATTACCTGTTGTTTTCTTTGGTAAGCCTAGCCAAGGATGGTATTGATTTCCCATACCCGGACTTACGGTTGTAGCCAATAACCAATGTAGCTTTTCGTGCTCTTTGGCACTAACGTCAAAGAAATGCTTGTTTAATTTGTCATTACAACTTATTACATAGTATGCTTGTAAGTCTGCGCCGCCTTGTACTGTAGCACCCCAACGAATCATCATGTATCCATTAAACTCTTTAAGTTCAGCATCTGTTAATCCGTCATAGAAATCTCTGCGCTTACCATCTAGGGCGGCCATCTCACGTTTGATATCTAATGCTGGGGGTTTTTTAGCTTTTTTTACTTCACTCATCTTTGACTTTTTGATTATTGCGACGTTCTTGTACTGTTAATTTATCTTCGCCTTTACGGGCCCGGTTATGTCTTGGATTCCCGCACAATGTACAATGTGGCTGACCACAATCCATTGCATGATGTTTAGATAATCTATGCGGCTGGGCCTCATCAATGCGCTTACTTGCCGTGCCAAAATTCTTATGTGCCTTGATAATATTAAGTTGTTTCTTAATTGCTCTCCACGCACGATGTAATCGTGTACCGTGTTTGATTTTATCTTCTTCTTTGCTCATACTGGGTGCCAATCTGGAGGTAAAGTTTTAGGATCCTTGCTTAGTTCGTATATAACTATAACACGATCTATAGCTTCTTGTAAAGCAGGAGTTCGCTCGGCTGTAGTAAATATGTCCATCCATACACTACGGTCACGTTCACGTAGTATTTCGGCTTCTAAGTCTGGTGCTAGTTTGTGTAATACTTGTTCTGTTGAACCCGATTTTCGTTTGTATACGGTACGACCACCATCTGGTGATTCATATACATCGTAGGAAGTAATTTGACTAGCCTTATATGCAGTCATATTACCATACTTTACCGTAGTCTACTACCTCACTTTGGCGACTGATGTCTTTGATAAAGAAAGCACACATGGGTTGCTCGCCTTCAGTTAAGGGAATGGCCAACATCTGTCCAGGTTTGAGTTTGGGGAAATACCATTTAACGTCTTGATAAATGTCTACAATTTCTACAGGATGAAACTCAGGTCTAAAACTGGTCAATGGATTAAATGTAAAAACACTAAACCCACGATCATTGATACTGGTTAGTGGTACTACTTCTAAGTCACCAAAGTCGGGTTCGCCAATTAAGATTTGCCAATCTACAGGCATACGAATAGTATTTTCACCAATCTTTAATACTAGTGCTGGACTATTAAATGATTCTAAAAATATTAAAGGAATATAAAAATAGTCGGGATCTTTAGGATCACTATTGTCAAGTACGCAAAAACGCACTTCATCTATTTCCTCTGGAATTTGATCCATTGGGTATGCTGTGTTATCTAAGGTTAATATACGCAGAATTTTCTCCTTATTGCATAAATAAAAGTGCTAATCGCGACGCTACCAACATCCACTAGCTCTAACAGTTAAAAAGGAACTATCAGCTTATGTATTTACAAAACAAATATACTATATATTATAATAACATCATTCAACGAGCAAAGTCAAGAGATTTATCAGATGAAACATATACAGAAAAACATCACATTATACCTAAAAGTCTAGGCGGTAATAATTCAATGTCTAATTTAGTAAAACTAACTGCAAGAGAACATTTTGTATGTCATTTATTACTGCCTAGAATGCTCGATGGTTTAGCGAAAAGAAATATGACTTTTGCTATATGGTCTATGCTCAATCGTGATCATTCAAAACAACGGTCTAGGCATAAAGTAAATTCACACACATATCAAAGACTTAAAATTCAAGTTGCCAACGCATCATCTCAATTACACAAAGGTAAAATAGTTTCAGCTAAAACTCGTGCTAAACAATCTGCTAAAGCAAAAGGTCGAGTCTCACCAAATAAGGGCAAGGTATTGTCGGAAGAACAAAAACAAAAAATGCGTGATACTATTGCAAAAAATGGTCGCATCATTAAACCAGAGACTGTTGTTAAAATTCTAGAAACTAGAAAACACTATCGGCATTCAGAAGAAACCAAACAAAAAATAAGTGCAGGAAATAAAGGTAAAACTGTTGTAATATCAGAAGAAACCAAACAAAAAATATCATCATCTCTTAAAGGAAGAGTTTCTCCTAATAAAGGCAAACCATCGCCAATGAAAGGAAAACAAGCATCTGCTGAACTAATACAACGGTATAAAGATGGGCATAAAAATAGAGAAATTTTAACTTGTTTGCATTGTAGTAAAACTATGACAAAACAAAATTATAATAGATGGCACGGAGATAATTGTAAAAACAAATAATTATTGCCACTGTGCTTTCTCTATAGTAAAGGGGTAGTTTGCTTCTTTGTAGAACTGTTTTCTTTTTGTTAGATGCCGTTTGGCAAACTTACAGGTACTGGTTATGTCCCAGATCTGTACGAAGTCTTTGTCTTCCGCCTTGCGGATGCCACGACCGATTGATTGGATGACGCGAACAAAAGACTTACCGGGCTCAATAAGCACAAGATTAAAAATGCGAGGGATATTAATGCCCACAGCAGCAACAC